CTGGTTTAATGAGCAAAACGGTGGGGGAATCAAGCAAAGTTTCGCAGGGATTTGGAACCTTGCTTGGGGAGGATACCGTTGTAGAAAATGGACTGGGGGGTCCAGACGGGGGAGGGAGGCGGGAGGTTGAGGTTGGGGACGCGGAGGGAATGAGCGACAACATGCTGGGTCAGCATGGTGTAAACAACCGAATAACTCTCATCGTCGGTGTAAGGGAGAGCGATCATCTGGTCGGCGAAGGAACGGTAGAAGTCCGCATCGTAAGGACGTTCGACGATAGCGACTTCAAGCCGGTTGCGCATGTATTGGTAGTCGTAGGTGAGACGACCACCGGTGATCAGATGACCGAAAAGATGACCGACTGACGAATGGTTGACTTTGGGCACCATTTTCCACGTGAGCGGGCGGAAGAGGGGATTGGTGCGGGGAGTGCCAGAGATCAGTGAATCATCACCACCGAAAGCCTGAGGAACAGCACGGATGCCGGTGTACATGGCGTTAGTGAGCGCCAAATTGCCCAAGGTGTTGAGCAAAAAAGTATACCGATTGCCAGAGTGCTGCATAAGACGGAGGTTGCCACCAAAGAACCGGGTTGTAGACGCCTCCTGGAGGAATGTGTCCACGTAATCCTTAGGGAAACCGAGCTGACTGAACATCCAAGCATAGAAGGCAAAGAACGGGCCATCAATGCTGGAATCCCAGGCAGTGAAATCAGTTTCGGTAAAGCCATCGGCCTGTGTGAGGAAAGTGCTGGTAAAGTTAGCAAGATCCTCAGTGGTGCGCCGAAGGTGAAGGTAAACGTGGGCGGGGCATTCCTCGAGGATAACCTTCTCGAGGCAGAGAGCGTAAACTGCGTCGCGGAAAGTTTTGGTCGCGGCGAAGGAGGTAACGATCTGCCCAGCGGTCGCATTTCCACCCCATTTCTCATTTTTCCGGACGACCTGAGACTTCAAGAAGGTCTTGGTGTAAGTAAGGTCCCAATCAACATCCTGCACAAGCAAGGAGCGTTGGATGTCCTTAAGTGTCTTTTTAGAACACCAAGAATCCAAGACCTCTTCAGTGCAGAGGTCGAGGAGAGCCGAGAAGTCACGCCGTTTACGGAAAGCAGGGAACTGTGACAAAAACCCTGCCTTGAGTTGGTGGAAACGGCTGCCGCGAGAAGCGAAGTTGATCGCGTCAAGATTAGCCGCTCCGGTAGCAGTGTGCAAACGCTTGGCATATGAGGCAGCCTCAGTAGCACGGTCTGCGCGTCCGTGGTGAAGAGCACCGGGGTGTTTGTGAGCGGGGAACTGCTCAGAGACCACTTTACCGACAGAAAACTCGCGAACGGAAGCGTCGCGGAAGTCAGGCTGAGTGAACATATGGGCAGGGTCGAAAGGGAGCTCAGGAGGGGGCACCGGTGCGGAAGAGGGAGGGTTAGTAGCGGCTCGGGCAATACGGGTGACAAGGGGATAATAAAATGATAATTGATGCATAGCATCACCCGTAGTGTAGAGCCCTGACTCTGGGAGACCAGCAGAGTCAGTATAACCGATGAGGGGGAGGGGGGGGGCGTTGCGGAGGGAGGGCACTCGAGAACGGATGTACTCGGCCATGGTGCGCGCTATGATGTGATCCGGGTCATCAGCGGCGGTGAGACAGGCACGCCGGGTGAAAGCGGACATGGCAACCATGGCAGAGAGAACCGTAGAAGAACCCCACAAGCCGGCTTTGGGGGGGAGGGTGGCATGGTCAAAGACCAGGAAACAGTCGGTCTTGTTGCGAGTAAGTCCGACGACGGCGGGTGCATCAGTCATGGAAGACGACATACCACCGAGGTCGAGAGCAACTTGACCGTCCAAATCAAGGCCTTGGGAGAAGGACGTCACAAAAGCAAGGGTGCCACCATTGCATTTAGTCTCAACGAACCGCGGGGAAGTGGCGAAAAAGGGTACGCCGGGCGGGGGTTGAGAAACGAAAAGGTAGTGCCCACGCTTGTTGGACGTGGTGGGGAGACCAAGAAGCTCGGCACGCTCAATGGGCAAGCGATGCGTGATTGTGGCGTAAGTGGCGCCAGGGAACAATCGCATAGCATCTTGACCGAGAGGGTCGAGAGTCTTGGAGCGGGCGGTGGGGACGGGGAACTGACCCTCGGACTGGCAAGGGTCACCGGTAAGGATAATGTGTTCTAACTGGGGGTTGGTCAGAACAAGGAGATCAAGGGAACCGGGTGGTAGCTTGGTGAAGTCGTCAAGCACAGTGGTAGTGCCCAAAGACTTACGGAAAACCTCCAAGCCCTCGATGTAACGTGAGGATTGAGCGTTAGCACCGAGGGGGGGGTTCGAAGTAAGACTTTCGGCCGCGACGACAGAGGAGGGGAAAACCCAAGTGGCTTCCTCATCGTTGGCAACGAGAGGACGAGCCGCAGTGGTTTTTCCGCAACCGAAAACACCAAACAAACACGTCACACGAACACTGCGGAGATCGGCGACCTTGGCCATTTGACGGATGGCAGTGGGAAGGTCGCTGTCAGATTCGCGCACAGTCCAAGCGGAGGGGAAGTCTCGCAGATCGGTTGCAAGAGTCTCAGCGATGGCGCGGCGGGGTGTGAAGGTGGTGACGTAGGGCACCAAACCGGTGGCAGGCAGCGGGTTGTAGGCCACCTGAGCGGGGGGGGGAGCACCAGTACCAATGATATTGAAGTAATGGAATGCCTCGGCAGAGTATTGGTTTAGCTGGGCAAAGAGATGCCAAGCTGGGGAAAACACAGCAGGGACAGCACGAAGGAGATGCGCAAAGTGACTAGGCGCATGGCTGACAGGCGTGAAACCAATGACGGGGGGAAGAGGCGCACCATTGAAGACGGCGACGGCGGGAGGATTATTTGGAACACCACCAGCCTGAATGACGTGGGGAACCACGTGGTAAACATGGTTGCCATTCAACATGACCTCAGTGAACGTGAGGTTGAGGGTGGGGAAACCGGGCGCGGAGTCAACATTGTTTAAGCCAGCCTGCAGGACGGGCAGAGCGGCAGGGAAATGAGCGACAAACCCAACACCGTAAAAACGACAGACCTGCACCAATTGTTGGGGGGTGAGCAGGCCGATGTGGTTGTAATCAGGAATATCATCGTAGTAAACCGAGGCAAAGTAGCAGGCCAGAAGACGGCCGGCATCAACGCCGAGGAGATTGGACAATGAAAGCCAGAAACATGAGAACCGAGCATCAATGTTGTTTTGAGTGCGGGGCAACCGGGCGAGTGAGGCCATGAACAAGGCGTAGTCAGGTTCAAACTCAAGACGCCAGGGCGAATATGGATGAGCTTGAGACCCAGGCGCGGCACCACGGTGAGTAAAAACAATGTTGGCAACGGGGCCAGCATAGAAGCCGTCAACGGGGGGGACAACACCGTTGGGAGGGGGTGGAGGGGGAGGAGGAGCAACAGGGGGTGCGGGTCGAGGCGAACAAGAAC